GAAACCCCCCCATCACAGGTTCCATTAAGCTGCGATTAAGCTCCTGAAGAACCGTAAGCACCAAGCGGATCAGATACCCCAAAGGAATATCTTTCTCTTGCTTTGTATCTTACGTTTCCAGTGTCAAAATCACCGTCCATGCTCGTTTCCATAGCAGTTCTAACGAAATGCTTGAAACCATTTGGAACGTCCGTAACGATAAACCATGCATCAGTATCGGTTAGATAATGATTCACGGCAAATCCATCAGGAACAATACCCATAGACTTGATAGCATTGATGTCGTTGTCAGCAGTTGCAACCCGAAGTTCGGATTTCAATACTCTCTGAGCAACAAACATCAAATTAGGCGGAATAATCAACTTACGAGGTTGGGCTGCAATAAGCAGTCCTCTCTCATCCGTCCACCCAGCAATTGTTATAATACCAGCTTCCAAAGAAGTCTCGTTTAAATCAGCTTGAGTAGAGGGTGTATTTGCATTTGTTCCACCCGAAACAAGGGGGTGAGAGGTGCTGAATAAATCAACGCCATCACCTGAGTTGTAAGACCCACCGCTAAACCCATTATTAAATGGATTAACAGCTTTAACTTGTTTCGTATAAGCCATAGCTCTGGCAAGTGCTTTCGTGTAGCGAGCAGAAAGAGAATCATAAAGATTATCTTCCATAGCTTCTTCAGTAATTGCAAATCCCATCGCAATGGTTTCATGGTTGTAACGAGCNGTAAAAGATTCTTGGGCGTTATCATAACTGATAGCAGACCCTTCGTCTTTCACAGGAGCGGCATTAAAGCCACTGAGTTTGAGATCCTCTTCAAACGATCTGTCTGAAGATTCGGTCTCATACACATCTTCATGCTCATCATCATACTTTGCATACTCTAATCCGAACAACGCATTCAATCCGGGTAAGAGTTCTTTTAGCAACTGCGCTCTTGAAATAGCCATTAGCTAATCTCCCTATAATCCGGTTGTGTTGTCATAAAGGTGCCCAGCATTAAATTTACAGATAACATCTGTATAGCTATCTCCAACCGCAGAGTTCGGACCATCGACAAAATCGATGATACGAAGTGGTAGCGTGTTGGTTGTAGCTGTAGTCGAGATATCAACTGCATTTTTACTGGTACCAATTGAAGTAGAGCCTGCTGTCTGGACAACCGCACAATTGCTTCCCAAAACGGTCTGTGCGGCAGTGCCATCACATTGCATTTGGAAAAGAACATTAGGGTCATCTATGACGTATGCTGCAGCGTCTGATGCCGCGGTTGATGCAACCCATTGCTGGTTGAATGTCAACTGGTTGGTATTTGGGTCGGTGTATTTACATCCGACAAAAAGACCTACAGGGGTCATTGAAGTAGTGCCTTCGTCTTTTTCAACGGTACCGGCAGCCACTAATTTGACAAAATCACCATAAAAGATAGCAGTACCATAAGCACTTGCTATTTTAATATGACGAACTTTTCCTGTAAAAGAACCATTTACACTCAAACCTGCTTGAGGCATCGCACCGTACGGCGTTGCACTTGAAGGCATAAGTAGTCTCCTTACATCACAAAGTTAAAATTAAGCAACTTCTTGAAATATAAAACTATTTCTTGATGTTGCCACCGAAAGAGACCCTTGATTGCCTTTCTGTTTCCATTTTAGGCATTCTTGGATCATTCTCTCTTAGGTAATTATGGTCAATCCCGTCCATCTGTTGATCAGACATTTGCTGGTAATATTCCCGGCGCTGTTTGACAACTTCTGACGGTGCTTTGCACAATAATAACCCTCCAACCTCAATTGCTCCTTCCTCTGCCCAGCGTGAGTCCTGATCTGAAAGTATCTTCAGTTCAGGATGATTCTCAGCCTTGACGGGTTCCCACCCCTCTCGAAACCGACTGGATACGTTGGTGTTATCTGGTTGTCCTACCATACTGGTACGAATCCATCTAAACTCCCAACCATCCACTGGTTCAGGGTCAGGAAGAACATTCGGTGGAGACCACGATTTNTTACGCTCTGTGGTTTCACGTTTATACTCCTCTCTCGGAGTGCGCTCTTCAGACATACATATATCCTATTGTTTTTCCAGCATCATATCCTTAACCATCTGGTTAGCATACTGTTCTGGAGTTACCCCAAGTTTCTTTGCGAGAGCCACTTGAGTTGCTGTAAGCTGCACTTTGCGCGGTTTAGCACTGTTGTTGCGTGTAGCAGGTGCGACCACGGAACTCTGGGAAGTTGCGCCTACAGCATCTTTTATTTCCTTCCCAAAGAAATCTGGAAAAACTTGACCCATTCTTGAATCAATTTTTTCATAATATTCATCAGATCGAGGATCAATATTGTCCTCTCTCACTAATTTTTCATGAACCCCATAAGCAAAACTGGTCATTTCGGAATCGGTGCCAAACCATTGGTTTTTAGCTTGCCACTCAACCGCTTTCTTGTCGGGTTTCGGAACTTGTTGTTGAGGCATATACTGTTGCTGGGGAGCCTGTGGCACTGGTGTTTCCGGCATCTGCGCATTAAATTGTTCAGCGCTTGCCTGATCCATCGTTGCTCTGGTCAGTTGCTCCTGTGCGGCAACCATTTCTTCAGTGTTGCCTTGTTCATAAGCCTCTTTGTATTTTTGCTGGGCAGCTTGCTTGGCAAAACCTGCTCTCTCTTCAGCTTGCTTGCCGATGTATTCCTGCCCGTTTACAATCAAGCCGTTAAGACGGTCATTCTCCGCTTTTACCCTCTGGGCAAAAACAATCGCCTCATCGCGGAGTTTTTCAGATTGTTCCTTTTGCCGCCTTTCATCATGGCTCTTGGCGGTCAGTTGATCAATTCGCCATTGAGCTGTCTTGTCCACATTGAGAATTTCTTCATCAATAGAACCATCTTTAACATCTTCGGCAAAAACTTTTTCTTTCCTTGCCGGTTTGGTTTCAGCATCATCAATGATTTCTATATCAAGTTCACCTTGGGTTTCAGCTTCCTCATCTGGTTTTAAACCAACTTTGGACTTCACTCCCAAGAATTTTTCTTCGTTGCTCATTCCTGAGCTTTCTGTATCAGTCATATCTTTTCTATTCCTCTGGGGTCATCAACCACCGCTTCAATATTATCATCATTAAGAAGTCGGAACTCCTTGCCACGAATTTTAATGCGAGTGCCACTGAAAGCACGAAACAGAACAAAATCGCCTTGCTTACACCAAGCACCAGTAGGAAATCTGTTTTCATCTTTGTAGCAATCGGGTCCCATCTTTAGAACAAATCCAACTATCGTGGAGACTTCCTCACTCTGCAAGGTTTCTTGCGCTTTCAGGATTCCCCCTTCGGTCTTCTTTTCTTTTTCCGGGATTGTAATCAGGATTCGATATCCTGTAGGTTCGGGCAACTGAGTTGCTTCTTTTTGTTCTCTATCAATATCGAGAGCAGTTTCCATAACCACCTCTTTGCGTAAAATTATTAAGGGTTTTACGACCCCCTGCGGCATTATACCGAATTTAGAGCCGTTCCAGTTCCTCGATTATATCCAAGAACTCGCGCTCTGCGAGGGCTAAGCCCTCAATCACACCAGCTTGATGTTTATACTCATCAAAACTGGCACAACTTCCGGTAGCAACATTATCGGCTTTAACATTCAACAGCTCACGAAGTCTTTTCTTAAACTTGTCAACCAGAAGGTCGCCAGTAAAATCACTACTCGCCATCATTATTACCAGATGTTATATCAGTTGCAAGCCTTGATGCAATTTCTGCGGCTTTGATTGCCTCCTCACTGCTAATCTCATCTCCCTTCACCTTAGCCTCGAGTACATCGCTGATCAATTTCTGTTCCATGCCGGACTCGGCAATCTTCTCTTGTGAACGAATGCGCTCAAGTTCAATGGCATCGCGGGCTTGCGACTTCTGCATATCGATTTGGGCATCAATGGTATCAGCCTGAGCCTTACGCTGCACTTCGGCTTCCTTGATATCCAATTCTCGTATTTTGGCTTGTACCAATGGGTCTTGCATTTGTTTTTGTATTCGTTGTTGCTCGATTTCCATTTGATGCTTTTGCAATAATTTTTCCGCAGCATCGGCAACCAGACTCGATAATCTCTTTTCGATTGATTCCGGCAATGGTTCGCCCAGTGGTGGCAGTTCGGTGCCTAGTTCCTGTTCAATCTCACCACGATACAAGAAGGCTAGATGTTCCCTGATGTGTGCTTCAACGGCTGCCCTCAATAACTCCATGCCCTGCGGGTTGTTCTGTCCCATCTGCGCCAGTTCGGGGTCTTGGATGGCTGCCATGTGCACCTTGATGTGTGCCTCTTGGTCTTGATACTCAAAGGCTTTCACTGGTTCCCCGTTGATCATGCTCATGTTCTCACTCACGGGATCAGCAGGTTTAATGTCGTTTTCAAGCGGGATAATCTTGTCAGCATCATGAATGCCGAGGGTATTCAGCATCTGCCTGTGTAATTCTGGCAGGTTATACATCTGTGGTGCCTGCTGTGCCAATTGCAGTGCCGCCTGATACTGCATGATGCGTTGTGCCATCGTTGCCGAGTTCGGGTCGGACACCGGCATTACATCAACACGGTCATCGAAGTCTTCCATCTTGATTTCAACATCTGGATCAACTTCGTATGGATATGAGGGTGAAGTGAAATCTTTGATCACATTCACCAAAATATTAAATTCTTGTCGCATGGACGCATGGAGCCTTGCTTGGATTGCACTCATCACTTTCATGGCTCGCTCCAAAATAGCCAAGGTAGTTCCCACTGGTGCTTCCTGTTTCATATCGGTGACGTTCATGTCAGAGGCACTGGTAAAACGTCTGCCTTCCTCAACGATATTGCCCAACAGTTGATACAGCACTGCGGAAGGTTCTTTGTAGGGCAGGAATGAAATGTTATCCCGAATAGCGCCACCGGGAATATCCACATCCCTAAATTCGCCCGGCATGATCGGAGTGTCATCGCCCTTGATCCTAAGCCCTCTGGACTTCAGTCCACCCGGCAGGTTCGATAAGGTGCCTGCATCCACTAACTGTCTGAGTAATGAGGTGGCTGATTTTGCCAATCCACCAATCAAATGCACCAGACCAAAACCATAAAAACCTAGTCCCGGTAAATACTGGTAGTGGGCGTAATGCTGTCGCATCATGCGGGTTTCATCGCCTTCATACCAATTCCTGCGAATCGCAAGAATGGTAGAACTTGAAAGATCAATGGTAACCACATAAGGCAGCGCCACTCCGGTAGGTTCGCCCATCTCATCGGTATCCTCAAGACCCTCAAGGTCCAAATTGACCATCATTTCCAGCAACGTATAACGATTGTCGAAGTCATAGGCTGATCGATCCCCGGTCAATTCATCATATTTCTTCCTGATATCATCAGGATCGGGAGAGGCATCAGGGAGATCAACATCACGATAGAACCCGGATACCTGTAATTTACGCACATCATTGGCATTTTTCTTCATCACATGGGTAGCCCGATCCGCCATCTGCAAGTCGGTTGCCCCATAGGAAACAATAAAATCTTCTGCGGGCACGAAAATAGCACAGGGTCGATCCATATT